ATGTACCATAGGCACAATTAAAAAAATGATTGCTGCTCGCGGCAACAAATTAACACGATTAGAATTAGAATTAAAAAAGAAATACAACATTTAAGGAATGGCAATGACAAACGTAATAGCAATAACAGATAATACCTTATTGAATGAGCTAGAAAGAAAACTCAACACAGTGGCAGAACAGGTCAATGAGTTAACCAAGACAACAGAGACTGCCAAGATGGATGCATTGGCCGCAGAAGTCATGTTTAACAATGCAGAAAAAGGTCAGAAAACTTTATTAAAAACTGAGTGGGCAAATAAAAAAGTAGCACTAAAATTAGCACAAGATCAACTGCGAGCAACAGAAGCACAACGTGATCAAATGCAAAAAGATATTATGGCCTACAAAGGTCAACACAACTATGCAGTTGGGCAAGCTACCAGTCAAACCACTGCAAAGAAAGTGTTTGATGATCACAACATACACTATGTTATCTTTGATCAACAGTGGTGGAGTGTGGATCCTGCTGGTGATAGAATGAGTGTCAAAATCAACAACAGTGATAGTGCTGTGATCAAAGATTTGATTTACAATGACAGCAACTGGGAAATCAACAACGAACAAGAACTAAAACGCTTGGCCAAAAGCATGCATCGCATGTACAAACATATTGTGCGTGATTTTAATCCTGTGACACGTCCGGGCATTTACAATCAAATGACTGACATTAGAAAGCAATGGTTGACTCCCATTTCGGGTGTGTTGCCACATGATGCATTTAGAATATTGACCTTGTGTATTGCAGGCGGCAATGAAGAATATGCTGATCAATTGGAACGTGTGGTTGCTTATCGTTATTGTCATCCAGAAGATGTCATGATCCCCAACATTGACAGTTGCGCCACAGGTGGTACAGGTAGAGACACATTTTTTAATTTGATTAGAACTATCTTTACCAATGAATGTTGCGGAAGTGCTGGAGAAGAAACATTCAAAGGCACACACAACGGTGACCTGTTTGGCAAGATGTTTATTGCAGTGGATGAAAAAGACAGTTTGAAAGTGCCTATTGACAAGATCAAAGAGCTCACAGGTGGCACACGCTATCGTCATAGACAAATGAACAAAGATGCACGTGATGCTGTGAGATTGTTCAACTTCTTCTTTTTTAGAAACGGTTACACAACCACAGTTAAACTGGCAGGCACTGGCAGTTCCGGCGAAGATCGACGTTGGGAACCCATTATTGCACGTGTGAACTTGCCTAGACATGTGGCACGGTATTTTGACATCATTGATGATATCAATACCTTGTTGACAGATGAACAAACACGTGCCATGCAGATCGTGATCAAAGATTGGCAAAGAGATTATTACAAAAACGAAACACGCATTGCTGAATGGTTGGGACACATTATAACCAAACACGATGCTACAAACATGACTGAACTACTGCCCATACACGGAGAATATTACATGCAAATGATTGAACGCCAACGTCGCGGTTTAGACGGATTTATGCCCAAAATGCTGGCCATGATGGAAGAGACCACAGTGATCAGTGTCAAGGATGCACACAAGTTGTATGAAGCAGCAGAAAGCACCAAATGCACCAAAGATTGGTTTAAAAATCAACTGTTGTATTGGCTCAACAGCAAGCAAGGTTGGGACAGTGAACTTGTGGTGGGTGAAGTTTACCCTTGGTCGGGTGCTGTGAGTGAAGATCGTAGACGCATAACTTACATCCAAAATAGATTGGCTGTGCCCAAAAAGCATGTGTTTGATCTAGCAGAGTTTATAGATTCGGATGCTGTGGACGATAAAGGTACCACAGTGGGTATGAAGATTAACCAATACAGCATAAGAGAAGAATTAAAATAAACAGCCCCGAAAGGGGCTTTTTTAATGGTTTACCATGACGAGGTGCGTAGAACCGTGGTGCGTAGTTCGTGAAAAAACCTATATATTGCGGCCTCGGTGGTCAGTGGTGGAGGCCGAGGTCGGAGGGCAAACCACGGTTTACGCTACGCATCTACGCACCAGCAGAACGCACTTACATATTTTAATTGCACAAGTGATACAAGTTGTAAATACCCATATGCTAGATCCAAAAGAAATTGTTATAAATGGCTGTGTGTACAACATTAGAGATTTATTGCAACGCCGTGAACAAAATAGAGAAAACATCAACTTACGCACAGGTGTGCGTAGAAGCACAGCAGTGGTCTCCAGACTCAAATATACTGTGGAGGATCGTGCTTGGCAAGCTGGCGCTAGTCTAGCAGCGATACAGGACAGATACAATCTAACCGAAACACAAGCACGTGGCATACAATGGCAGGCTAGAACAGCTTTGGCTAAATTGGGTATTGACACAGCACGTGCGAGATAGTATTATAAACACTTGATTAGGTTTTACCGCGTTATTGATACTACCGCGGGCAGAAAAGGCTGCAATGGTGTGGCCTTTTCTTTTGGCTGCATTTCCAGGCCCACTCTGAAAAGGTTTCAGAAAAATCACGCATAAATAAATGCATGGAAAAGAAAAAGATTGTGCCGGTGCCAGGCAAAAACGGCGGAGCAAGACCAGGTGCTGGTAGACCCAAAGGATCTACCAACAAGATCACCATGGACTCAATATTACAAAACCTTGACCAACAGTTGGGTCATAGTTATGCTGAACAAATAGCCATCAACTACTCAGCAGCCATTGGTCGTGCAGATTGGTCTGGCGTTAGAGATTATGATAGAGTATTGTTGGGCAAAGTGGTAGCAGACAAGGTGGAAGTAGAAAACACCACGAGTGAAGATGCTGTGGCGGCTCGCGCCGCTGCTTTTGCTGAAGCACTAACAGCCTTGACCCAGGTCAACACAAAAGGTAAATAATAACAATATGCCATTGATTAAAAGCACTAGCAAACCAGCATTCCAAAAGAATGTCAAGCGGGAAATAGCCGCAGGTCGTCCACCTAAACAGGCAGTGGCCATAGCTTATGCTACCAAGCGTGCAGCAGCAAAGAAGAAGACAAAGCGATGAAACCGCGGATGAAAGGGGTCTACACAATGAACCCAACGTCTGCGGTAATGAAGTCAGGTAGTGCCAAGGCTCGTAAAGCTGTTACAAGTGACGTGCCAGGATTTAAAAAAGTAAAACGAGTAACGGCTTCTAAGCCTAAAGGAAAAACAAAATGAAACACAAAGCATCAGATGCAAATTTAGATTTTAACGGCATGGCCGGTACAGGTGTAGGCCCAGCCAGTCGCTCAGGCGTTTGCGCCAATCCACACTCAATCGGTGATCGAGCCTTGAGTCAGAATTATGGTTCAGGTCCACGCAAAGGTAACCAATCCAGTAACCCAGCAGGCACTCCACGGACAATTGCAACTGCCGCTCAAGGTGGTAAGATTAACGGTGGTGCTGAAGCCAAGTGCCCAGGTAACCCCAGCAAGATCAATGCGGGTCAGGGTCCACGTAAAGGAAATGCATAATGGCTATCACAGTCGCACAAAATTCAGTAGACGTTTCCAGTGCTGGCACAGTGACAGTGGCCAACATTGTGACAAGAACCAACACAGTACATTTTGCTTGCTTGGGCAACTCAGCTGGTACACTTGAACCAGCTACAGTAAACGTATTCTCAACTTATGCAGAAGCAGCAGCAATGACAGCCACAGGTGGAGCAGTAGTTCCTGTGAACCAGACTTTAACAGTTCGTGGCAATTTTGCACAAACAGCAGGAGCATCAACCATTTACGTGGCCTGTATCAATGCCGCAGGTTTAGGATCATCTGTGTTTGCCACTCCAGTGGTCATTGGTTCAGATTAATAGAAAGAATAATATCATGCAAAAAGGCAATCCAAAAAGCGTTGGTGATGTAAATCAAAAGTCCGGTCCACGCACTGGCAACTCAGGTACCATGAGCAAGCGGTCAGACTTCACAGCTGCCAAAGCAGAACGTGAGCCCCTGGCTCGTGTAATTCAATCAGCATTTGGTGCACGTGCTCAAGACGACCATGTGAACCCAAAGCTGGAGCCTGTGTCAAGTTCAAGCAAGCGCAGCTTCAAACGGTAATAAGTATTGTTGTAAAACAACAACAATAAGTCGAATTGGGTTTGTTGATTGTCCCGAACAATCAACACAGCATTACATTGTATAAACTAGAAAGGAATCACAATGAAAAAGAAAACCACCGCCGCAGATTCAACCTGGGGCATTGATGCAGAAGTAGCATCTGATTCAACAGCTGATATCTCAAAGCCTGTTAAACCTGAACCAAAAACCGCAACAAAAGAAGTAGAACCCCTGTTCGATCTAGAAGGTCTTATGACTGACTTCCCCACAGCCAAAGAGCTGGAGAAGTTTGTGTTTGACCAAACTGGTTTTGTATTAAACCTAAAAGGTCGTAGCAACAAATTCAAATACCAAACAGCCATGGATGTACTCAATGGCGACACACCAGACGACTACTTGTTGGGCACAGAGAACCCATACCTAGACAAGAACGATCTTATTCCCATTGACACAATGAAAACCATTCCACCCTTGCCAATGGACATTGATGGTGCCGCAGTGGTCACTCGCTTTGACAGCCGTGCGTTTCCACACCCAGATGCTGATTGGAAAGCTGCCGGACAAAAGTGTGATGTGGTGTTTAAAAAATATACCAACAACGTGATCACGTACGAAGTGTTGGGTCCAATCTCAACACGTCCAGTGGGCACTAGAGTCAACAAGTTTGGCAAAGAAGTTCCTGAGAAGTATGAATGGGTAGATCCACGCACAGGTGAACAAGTGATTCGCAATGCCAATGGCATGCTGACTCCCTTAGGCACACGCTTGCGTAACTTCATGACACGTATGAAAGTAAACAAATCAAACCAATGGGACGTATGGATTGACCGTGACTTTGTGATTGGTGACACAGGTGGCAACAGTTCAGATCCATGGAGTAGCATTTGAATCCTGATCAAGAGCGTCTGGTTCAAGACACTAGAATCTTACAAAAGGTCAACAGTACCTTACGTGAAGGCTTTGCACAAAAGTATCCAGGTCAGGTGGAGCATTGTCTCCGTTTGACCATGGAACGCTTGCAAGCAGGACTAGACAAGCGTGATGGTTGTGATGTAGGCGATCCAGATACCTGGAGAATGAGCACACAGGAACTGCGTGACCTAGCCGAAGCCGCACAAGTACTAAATCAAATCAGACTAGGCTTTGGAGCTGTCTAAGTGATAGACCAAGGTCTATTGATGCGTCGTGCTCTACGTTATGTGTTGGACGAACATGGACTAAAGCCTGACAGTTTAACACACATGCCACATGCGGCACAAGTCAAGTTTCAGGACTTGGTTATGGCTGTGGCAGACGACATGCGCTACAATCAACTGCGCTATTTTAGACCATTTGAACATCAACTGAAATTCTTTGCCACAGGCATGTCAGAACGTCGTGGCATCTTGGCCGCCAACCGAATTGGTAAAACAGTAAGTACCTGCTTTGAAACGGCCATGCACTTGACTGGCCAGTATCCCTCTTGGTGGACAGGCAAACGCTTTGACCGACCCATCACTGCCATGGTAGCAGGTGAGGGATGGCAACAGGTTGCAATGGTTCTACAAAATGAATTGCTGGGTAGCCAGGATATCAAAATTGCTGACAGCTTGGGCACCGGAGCCATTCCTAGAGATGCCATAGTATTTGAAACCATGCGTAACGATGGAGCCAATTGTTTGGGTGTAGAGATACGACACGCATCGGGTAGCAACAGTTATCTAGTGTTTGCCAACTACACACAGGAAGTGCGCCAAATGCAAGGTTTTAAATTGAGCCTGGCAGTTTTTGACGAGCAACCTCCAGATGACTTCTTCTCAGAGATTGTGACACGTACAGCAACAACGCAAGGACAAGTACTATGTTCGTTTACTCCACTTAAAGGTCTTAACGGCCTGGTAAGCAAGTTTTGGAACCATGAAGAAGGTTATGATCATATTAGAGTGAGCTGGGATGATGTACCAGAGTACGATCCCTGGGGCGAACCATTCTTGTTGATGGAAACTAGACTACAGTTAGAAAGAGATTACTTGCCACACGAACGCGATGCTAGACGCAACGGCGTGCCTGTGATGGGCAAAGGTGCTGTGTTCCAAATACGCAACTGGCCCACCTACAAAACAGGCGATTACGATTTCCGCAACAACGTGGGAATACATCGTATCATAGCATTAGACTTGGGCCTGGTTAATGACAAAACAGTTATCAGCCTAATGTATTATCATCCCGAAGAACAAGAAGCCTGGTTGCATCATCAGATAGTTGT